TGTCTTGTAGTTAAGTTTTAGGATTTGTTTCTCAAGTTGTTCTTGGTAGTCTCTCATGTTTGCATCTTGATTAATAATTCTATCATTCAAGAATATTTCAAACACATTTGGTTTTGCACCACGAACAACTCGATACTGCTTTGACCCAATTGCAAACTCAACCTCGACAACCATCCCTCTTTGGTTGACTGAGTTTATGAGTGAGTTTTTGGATATCTTACGAAATCCTTTTCCAAATAATCCAAAACATAGTGCATCTAACATTGTAGATTTACCACTACCATTCTCCCCTAAGATTAGGGTTGCTTTGCGATTTTCTAAAAAGACTTCTGTAAATTGGTTACCAGTGGAAAGTAAATTTTTCCATCTAACTACTTTAAATTTTATCATCTATGCGTCAAGGGCCTCTGTATAAAGAGACCTAACTAAGTTTTCTAGTTTTGCTTTATCTCCAGTTATTTCCATTCCTTCAATATGTTTTGTTAATATAGTAAGAGTATCCTCTGCATCTGAAGCCATATCTTCATCTGACATGTCTCCTAAGTTTCCATGGTCTTCTACAACCTTGAAATCAATCACATCTGCTTTGTTTAGTTTTTCAATGAATAGGTCAAACCAATATGGATTTTCTTTATTCATTACGATAACTTTTACAAACATGTTTTTTAAATGTTCGAAGTCCATTGCAATTATTTCTTCTTGAGTTAATTTGGAATCATCATAAAAAACCTTTTCAAACATTCGAATAGGGTTTCTAATCTTTTTCATTTCTCTTGTATCTGTATCAAATATATGAAATGATTTAGGGTCACCATAATCTGACCAAGTAAATTCAAACTGAGAACCAAGGTAGGTAATATTGTTTAGTGTTGACCCAGTGTGAAAGTGACCAGTATATACATGTTCAAATCTTTTGAATGTATTCATTGATGTACCATGAGAAGAATAATAGCCAGGCATCATGATTGCACCTTCTATTTCTAAGTGACCCATTGCAATTGCAGATGTAGTCAATTCTATATGTTCCATTGTATCTTCTAAATTGTTTTTATGAATCCAAGGTATCAAAGTAATTAGACAACCATCATAGTCTTTAGTTATAGTATCTTGATAGATTGTAATATTATCATACTTTAATAATGCATCACATGAGTTTACCTCACTGGTGTTCTTATAGTAAAGGTCATGATTACCCAGAGTTAAGTCCATGGTCATTCCATTTTCTATAAGTGGGTCAATAAAGTGTTCTTTGTTTTTTTGTAAGGAAAGGAAATTGATTCCAGTTCTTTTATCAAAGTAATCACCTAAGTGAACAATATGTTTGATGTCATTTTCTTTACAATATGGAAAAAAGACTTCTTCATAAAATCTTCTTTGATATTCGTGAAAATGAACACTGTCGTTTCTGACACCAGCATGGGTGTCGTTTAATACTGCAAATTTCATATATTAGTTTGTCATTAAGCTGATGACCCAGAAGTTAAACATCATAAAAAGTAATGTTGAAAACTGGAGTACACTTGCAATTGCTACAAATGATAATGCTCTATCAGACCACCACTTAAGTTCTGTTTCTTGCCAATTTTTTATTTGTTCTGGAGTTGCGTCTTTGAGAGTGTTAGATTTATCTTCCATTATTTTTTATTTGTATTAAAATATTTTTCTACACCTACTGGTCGATTGTCTTTCTCTTTCTTTTTACCTCTAGGTTTGTAGTTTGGTTCTTCAAGGTTGTTTTGTAGGAATTCGACATATGAGTTATCGTAAACTGTATTGTCTCCTTCCATACTACTTACTGCATCGGTAAGAACACCACTATTCATGATTGCCTTATGTTTGATTGCAGCTTGTTTCTTTTCTTTTTGAATTCTTCTTAGGAATGCATAGTATATAATTTGGGTTATATAGGCAAATGCATTTTGCGATTTTTCTGGGTTGAAATTATTTATGTATTGTAAACAGTTTTCGATACCATCACAAATCATTTCATCTCTATATGAATAGTTAATGAAGTTTGGTTTTGTTGATAGTCTCGTTGCAATCTTATAGATACATTCTCCAATGTATTCTGATACCCTTGGTGGTTCAATTCCTTTTGCAACTGCATCCTTTACTGCTCTATTGTGTTCAGATATTGCAGCTGTAAACTCTTTATTATTTACATAATGTTCTGGTTTTGCTTTAGTCCTTTTAGTCATATATCTATTATCTCATTATATCGTTATTTGTCAAGTAAAAATAATTTATCTTTTTTGATAAAAAAGACTTGACAGAAGTTAAATCTCATGCTACCCTAGATATGTATCGTGGGAAACAAGAGAATACATATTAATGGAGTACCTTCTTATCTTCATAATCCATTAAGTCCAGTTCTTCTTCAAATGATAATTCTTCCTCTGGAAGGAGTCTGTCCTTCATTATCTCGGTCATTCGTGCAAGTGCATCTGCACCTTTATCTAATTCTTGTTTAGGGGACATTACATCCAATCCTACTTCGTCTCTAAGATGAACCCAATCTTTAATTGCTTTATCATAAAATGCAATGAATTCGTCACCGATAGTTGTTGTATAAACTATCTCAGAAGCTGCAATAACAATCTTGTTATCTTTAGTAAAAGGAACTAAAGGGGATAATTTAATAACTGAACCCTTACCTGTAACCGATGGTGAAAGACCAATGTTACATGGAAGTGTCATTTCTACTGTTCCATTTTCTTGTTGAACAGTTATCATTGAAACGATGTCTTCACCATTTCTTAGTTTTATGTATCTGTATTGGTTCATAGCTTTATTGCAAGTAGTAGTAAGATTGCGATTAATAATATATTAGACATGAAGATTCCTATTGCTAAAATTGTATGATACCATATCCATCTTGTTTTGTATGCATTATCAATAGTCACTTCTTCTGGGTCTGGACTCTTCCAAGTATCTTCTGGTTTCTGACCCCATAATATATCATACCATTTCAAAACTTTACCTCATGTATTGTATATTTAAATTTTTCTTTACTATATGTATTTATTCGTTCTTTAAAGTGTCTAAGAGTATAATTCTCTTTCTTTTTATAACTTAAGTCATCTGCAATATCAAAAAGAGTTGCATTGACTTTATCTTTACTTGTTCTCAGAACCCTACCAATTGATTGTAATACACGAATCTTAGATTTACTAGGACTTGCAAACACAATGTTGTGTAGGTTCTTAATATTTATACCTGTAGAAAAAGTACCATATGATGCAATGATTACACATCCTTCTTCCTTTTCCATCAACTCTCTGACCTTTTCTCTATTGATTGTATCTGTTCCACCATAGATAAAAAACGATTTAATACCAGATTTTTGAAATGTCTCGTATATTTTCCTACCATGTTTATCTACATATTGAAATAGTATTAATGTATTTCCTTTCTGACCTAATGTAAGGTTCTTTATAAATTGTGTTCGTTTTTCATTACCAGCAAGGAATTCCATTTCTCTAGGATAATCCATAGATACAACTTCTTTAGATACCTCTGGTGGATATTTTAATACTAAACATTGTATATCTAACTCTGCAAGGATACCTTCATCCATAAGGTCTGCACTAGTAGTCACATAATGTGTAGGGCCAAACAAACCTTCTAGTACTAACTTATGTGTTTGAGTATCATCTAATGTACCAGTTAATCCCCACCTATGACCAATATCTTTCATCTTCTCCATAATACCAGTAAGTACTTTTGCTTTGAATAAGTGTGCTTCATCACCAAACACTGCACCAAAACCATCGTAGAACGATTTCGGCATTTTGGATAGGGTCTGCCAAGTAGTTACTACTATATCGGTATCTCCTACCTTTGCACCACCATACATCTTATCAATAGGTCTATCATACCCATAATCTGCAAAGTCTTTTGACATTTGTTCTACTAGTGATGTTGTAGGTACGATTACCAACACTCTCTTTTTATGCATAGATATGAAATGTCTTGCAATACAATATATGATTGCAGACTTACCACTTGCAGTTGGAGATACTAACAATTGTCTTCTATATTTAATACCTCTTGTTACTGCATCCACTTGATAGTCTCTCAAAGGAAATCCCATGTTTAATCCATCGGTAAAGTCTGGATATTCTATATCAGTTTCCCACTGATAACCTTCCATGTTGTAGTCTCGGTCTTTTGCAAATTGTTCTAGTGCATAGTATAAACCAACATACAACTTACCAGTAGTTTGTGCAAATAGTCTTATATTACCATCCCAATACTTATTTCGTACAGATGGCATGAACTTTGCGCCAGGCACTGGGAAAGTAAAATAATCAGACAACTCTCTTTTGATAGATTCATCTGCATCTACCTTTATATGAGTATTGTCGATTTTGGTTATCTGAATGTCGGCCCTGCTATCCATCCTACTAAGGAATGTCTCCTACCATGTGTTACTGGTGTTACTCTGTGATATACAAAAGATGGAAATATGATTATACTTCCTTGTTCTCTTGCACTTTGTGGAACTCTCATGACTGACCTTTCTGGGTCATTTAATGGATTTACTCCATATGCATCAACATATTCAAAATGACCACCCTCATATTCATTAGGATGTGTAAGATTTACACTATATGAAAGTTTTCTATATCCACCAATTCTTGATTCTGCATCTGGGTAAGGTATAAAATGTCCATCACAATGCCACTCATAATGTTCATCTGGTGCTTTATATACTGTAAACTGATATGATTCATGATAATTTAAATCAAACTTAAAAGATTCTGAATTAACATCTCTAATTACTGGTGTAATGTGGTCAAATAATGATTTACCATCTGAGAGTACTGCATTTCTATCCATCCATCCCACACCAGATTTACGAGTTTTATGTTCTTCAAATCCATCATCACCACCACCAATTTGTCCAAAACTTAATTCAGATTTTTCTAAACCCAACTGTATAATTTCATTACATATATCTGGTGATATTGCACGAGACTGTATGATTAAAGGTTCTGGAAGAAATGAGGGCATAATGTATTAACCAGCTGGGTTAGTAAATTTTAACCAATCAATTGCATTCTTTATTGATTGATGTCTCCATGTGATAATATTTAGTATCTCTTTCAAAGCATCTACACACTCTGTAAGATATTCGACTTTTAGTTTCATATCAGACAAATCTTTATCTGCATTGAAGTAATAACTATAATCAGACTTTAAAGGTTTGTTGTACCCATCAAATGGGTCGTAAGACCACCCTAAGTCATCTATTTCCTCTTTAGATAACTTATCAGTGTACCACATCCACTTAGTCTTTAAAAGTTGATTATACTTGACCTCATACGATTTAAGAGATAGTCTCTTTTCGTTTAGGAGTTCTAGATATTTTGCATGTAGAGAGGGTGTCTGTAAAGATGCCTTATCTAAATCGATTTGGTCGATTACAGAATCTTCCTTCCACATAGATTGTATTTGTTCTAATGTCATACTATAATTATACCATTAAACTGGTATTTGTCCACTTATTTTATGATGTGGATGCTATTTCAAAGTTTGTAAATTGGAAAGATGCAGTACAAGTTACATATGATAAACCACCTGCTACAGTAGTATCCATTGTAATTTCACCTAACGATGTAGGAAATGCACCTTCTATTCTTATATATCTATTGGGATTATTTGCAGCTGTAGTCACTACGATTGTCATATCTGAATACAATGCATCGTAATCACCACTACCATCATATGGTAAATCTGCTCTTCTATTTGCACCTACAAGACTTCTAAACTTCTCTGGGTCTGTAGAACTAGTAAGTTGAGACATCCATGTGTATAACTCAGTCCAGTTTTCCATATTTTCATCAACAATAAAAGTAACAGTTATTTCACCTAGATTAAGTTTATCGCCAGGAATTTTTACATTTAAACCCAGATTAGTAGGTTGTTGTATCTCTGCAACAGCTACAGATGGTACATTAACACCAGTTGAAAAGTATTTTGTATTAGGTAGTTTTTTAACTAATAGTTCAAATTGAGTTGGTGCAAGATAAGATAAATTATCTGGAAGATTACCAGCCCACGATGCAGTTGTTATTTGTCTATTTGTCATACTAGTATTTATACAAATAAGAAAGGGAGTTTTGACACTCCCCTTCCATTAATTATGCAACATGTCTAGTTCCACGATAGATTCCTTCTTTAGAACCTTTCGAAGATACTGACTTGATTGCATCATGTTTGACACCTCTGTAAATTCCAGATTGAGGTTTTGATTTCTCAATATGTAAATTTTCTTTGGTGACTTTGATACCTCTATAAGTAGTCATCACTGCCTCCAGTTTTCGTTTCGATTTCGTACATATGTCTTACGACATACACCCTTCTCAACGCGTTCCTTCGGTTAGTTGTCGGTCTCTGTTCCCTCACATGGGGTACTTAGCTTGCCTTTCAATATGAAAGAGGTTTTCCTATCTACCTACTTCCGCTGTATTTCTACAGTGAACGATGGTATTCGACTGAATACCACTTATATTTATAAGAATAAAAAAAGGGACTCCGAAGAGTCCCTTTTAGAAAAGTCTACGACTTTAGGTTTATAGAATATTTTCTACTTCAACCTTTCTGTAGTAGAAGTTTGAACCAGCTGAAGCTAGACCATCACTAGGAGCGCTTCCCACGAATGGGTTAGATATCATTCCATATCTTGTTTTAAAACCAATCTTAGGTTGGAAAGAGTTTTCACCAATTGCACGAACCATTTGTAATGGAACATATGGGCAATAGAAAACACCAGCGTCATATGGGTTTGAACCTCTATAACCGACTGTCATGTAACCTTCGTTGTTGTGACCACTTACTGGGTCAAGAGTGTAATATGGGTCAATGTACACTTTGTACTTACCATTTAGAACACCAACAAAAGTGTTACCAGCATCGTCAACTGTTAATTCAGTGTTAAGTGCTGGAGCATAGTCAAGCATTCCTGCCATTGACAATGCAGAAGCTACATCAGAAGAACAAAGGATAAAGTTACCTTTTCCTCTTCTTGACTCTCTTGCGATTACATTAGCATCTCTCTCAATTTGGAAAAGCATGCCTTTGAACTTCTCAACTGACCATCTACCAGATGAATCAACATCTAGGTCGAATCTACCTGCGTTAGCAACACCAGTTTGAGCACCAGCTTTTGCTTGCAAGTTAACAGTTCTTACAACTTCTCTGTTGATTTCAGCTAAGATTTCAGCAGATAAGATATTTGCAAGTTCAGTTTCAGCGTCTAAACCATGGATTGCTTTTAAGTCTTGAGCAAGTTCCATTGTGTACTCTGCTTTTAGAGCTCTTGATTTAGCAGTAACAGTTGATTTCTCAATTGAGAATGCCATTTCAGCAAAAGCGTTTCCAGCAGCGTCACCTAATGCTTCAGCAGCAGCTGTAGTCATTGCTGTACCTTTTGTCAAAGTACCAGCTGATGGTGAGTCGTT